TTACTGACCCAACAAAACCTGGTCAAATTCAAATAAAGCCTCGTTTACAGTAAAAATATCATACTCGCCCTTTTGAATAAAATATTCAATGATAACATCAAATTTATTCGAGTGCGAAAGTGCATAGCCGGCCTTTTGGAGCATTTCTTTAGTTTCATCAAGCGACAGTTCAAGTGCAACGGCAAAGGCAATTGCGGTAGTTTTCTTAGGTTTATAGTTGACATTGTTTCTTATTTTAGAAAACAGCTTGCGGTCAACATTCGCCTTTTTGTAACACTGAGAATCCGTAAGACCTTTTTCGTCAATTTTACGCAAAAGCATCTGAGAAAAGCTTTCATCAAGCTGATTTACAACATCAGCTAAATTCAAAGCTGCGGTTTGCATTGGATAAGTCTCCGGCTGTCTTAAAAGACGGGATAATCCACGACTGCGGTTTTCGGAATAGTGCGTTTCAACATAGTGTTCGTCAATGTATTCGGCAATATCACGAACAAGCTTTTTGCTGACACGGAATCCGTCTTTGTCAAACACAACAATATAAACGAGCATATCGTTGTCTGCAAGAAATTTACAGATTTCGTTGATTGCCACCTGTAATGCCTGTTCTTTCGGATAGCCGTAAACCCCCGATGAAATCAAAGGAAAGGCAACCGATTCGCATTCATAAGTCTTTGCAAGCTGCAACGAGTTACGATAACATGACGAAAGCAGTTCTTCCTCATGATAATTTCCGCCTTGCCATACAGGACCGACCGTGTGAATAACATACTTGCAGGGCAGTTTGTACGCACCCGTAATTTTCGCCTCACCCGTTCTGCAACCGCCAAGTTTTCTGCATTCATTAAGCAATTCGTTCCCCGCCGCACGGTGAATCGCACCGTCAACACCGCCTCCGCCAAGCAACGAACTGTTCGCCGCATTAACAATTGCGTCACATTTCATCTTAGTTATATCATTCCGAACAATCTGCAACGGCATAATAATCACCCTTTAAATTCAGAATTTTAATGTTTTATTACTCTGATATTAATTATATAGCACCTCTCAATTAAATTCAATGCAAAATTAAATAGTATGGTTTGTATTTTAACAGCCAAACAAGCGACAGCTTAATTTCAGTCGCTTGTGATTATCATATATTCTATTTTTCGGGTTACCCCAACTATTGACATTGATCAATCATAAACTTGTATCATTCATATCGGTTAATTTCTTTTTTCTATTATCAAATATTCTGTCGATGATGAGTTTTATAAAGAAAATCATCAATAGGCTTAAACCCCAAAGACCTATGAGAAGATAAATAATATCATCATTTAATTTTCCTTGTTCTAAGAAAATCATATCAGCTTGATCATTCTTCATAATTCCATAAATACTACAAATTACAGACATACCGCCTGTAGATACCAAGTGAAGATTTCCGTGTTTATTGGGAAATATAAAAGTATTTTTGAATACGCAAATACCTATTAAAATAATAGAAGTTAAAAGCAGTCCTATCATTATTTGTATTTTAAATGATGCTATTTGAATATTTAACACATTTAAGATAAATAAGAGAATGTTATAAAAAAAAGAAAAAATAAATGCTATTTTGTAAGCCAAATTTTGAGCTTTTATTTGCACCTCATTTAGCTTGTGTTTCTTTTTAGTAATAAGAATCGCAAGAAAACAAGTCAAAAATATCACAAAGATAAAAATTACAATGATAATTTGATTTATTGACATGATATCATCTCCTACAATAATAATTAAGGTTAAAGGCACGGTAGCCAGCCACGTCTTTTTCCATTTCAATGCTGAAGCTGTTAGAATGAGAAAGAATGGTCTGACTTATATCACCTTGGACTAACACGTCCGTCAAGGAGTCAGTCAGCCGCTTTCTCATTCGCAGCATTCGATTTGCGCAGGTTGTTCCGTCGGTATTCCGATGCGTGCGTGTCACTCAGGAGATTGAACAAGCATTGAGTAAAAAGCGGTATGCCATATCATTATCTCAGGAGGATTTATTATGAACTCGGTCGGAATTGATGTTTCAAAAGGAAAATCTACGGTTGTAGCCTTGCGCCCTATGGGTGAAGTAGCTTTGCCTCCCACTGAATATCTCCACACAGAAATTGAGCTTGAAAAGCTGGCTTACACTATTCTTGCTCTCGGTGAAGACACAAGAGTCGTTATGGAGGCTACAGGTCGTTATCACGAGCCTGTTGCCACAGCACTTCACGAATATGGGATTTACGTATGTGTTCTGAATCCCATTTTAATCCACCAGAGCGGTGGAGGTTCGATTAGAAAGGTTAAGTCCGATAAAAAGGACGCCATTAAAATCGCTAAATACGGACTTGACAATTGGGTTAACCTGAGAGAATACACACCTGTGGATGCTCTCAGACAACAGTTAAAGCTATTCAGCAGACAATACAATCTTTATATGAAGAACTCTGTTGCCTTGTCGAATAACCTTATCTCTTTAACCGACAAGGTTTTTCCGGGTGTTAACGAGCTGTTCTCAAGTCACGAAAAAGCTGACGAACACCGGAAATGGGTTGATTTTATCGAAACTTTCTGACATTGCGACTGCATTTCTCTTGTCAGCGAAAAAGCATTTATTGAGCGTTACCGTAAATGGTGTAAGCGTAAGGGGTATAATTTCAGTGTTGCGAAAGCCGTTGATTTGTACGCATCAAGTTGCGGTAATACCGTAACACTTTCAAATTCATAGTAACGTATAAAGTTACTTTTGTCAACTAATGTTTTTACACCTTAATATGATTAAAAAACAAGCGACAGCTTAATTCCTGTCGCTTGTAATTATCATATATTCTGTTTTTTCGGGTTACCACAACTATTGAAATTGAGCCAAATTTTTTTGTAGGCTCTATCCCTTACCCCAACTTTTATTATAGAGCCACTTTTATTATAGAGCCTAAAAAAGAAAACAGAGTAGTCAAAAGACTACTCTGTTGTGGCTCCCCCAACTGGGCTCGAACCAGTGACATCATGATTAACAGTCATGCGGTTTATTTCGAAAAAGTCAGTGTTTATCGGCATTTTCGGACTTTCAGAATGTTGTCTGTAGTAAATCTGTAGTAACTGTTGAAATTAAAAAAAATATTTGCTTTTTTAAAAAATTTTTTTAAAAGGATTGCAACAGAAAATAATAAATAACAACAAACTCCCCTCATCCACTTTTTACGGCGGATGAGGGGGGATTTTTTTGCAATTATGTGTGTTTGAATTTTAGATTAGCCAAGTGCCTTTTTAGCATTGGCAATTTTGTTGTCCTTGGCTCTGATGCCGTCATTGATGAGATGATAGATAGCGTTGATTGTCTTTTCGCCGACAATACCATCAACTGTAACCTTACCTGCTCTCTGTGCCTCTTTAACAGCTTTAAGAGTGCCGTCACCGAAACCGTTCGAGTTATCGACCTTAGTCTTGATAATTTTCATGTTGTACAAAGTAATCAACTGTTTCTTGAATGCAAGTGTTGCCGTATTGTGTGAACCGTATTTAATCATTTCTTCTACCTCCGTGTTTGTTGTTTTACCGCCGAGCTGTGCGGTTACTTCGTCTGCAAGATTGCCAAGCCTGTTATAGAGCCAGTCACCCGGGCAAGATTTATTTGCAAACCACCTATGTACAGTCAAGACCATTTCACCTGATTTTGGCGAATAATTTAGCGTCTTGTCCTCATTACCGAACCAAAGCAGTTTAGTCTTGCCGTTACGCTTGCAGATGTCAACACACAAGCCAACAAGTTTGTTGTACACTTTACTGTTCATGGTGTACGGAGCTACCGTGTCGCTTGCACATTCGATTGTGACTGAACGCTGGTCATTTGCGTTTGATGAACTACACCAAGAGCGATTGCCCTCATCAACACAAAGCAACACTCTGCCGTCATAGCCGATTCCGTAGTTACAACTTGCCTCACAAGCTGTGTTCATAAAGATATTACCGAGTGTTTCAACACTGCACTGACCTACTACGCAATGCGGAGTAATGCGGTCAATGCTGTGTGTGCGTTTACCGCTGTGGTTTGGCGATAATTTAGTGTAATTTACAAGTTTGGAGTTACTCATAATTATTCCTCACTTTCTGATACTTCGGGCAGACCCGCAATGCTTGTCAGCACAGACAACACACCTGCCAAAAGGCTTGCAGAGCCTACCGCAACCCAGTTTACATCTGTCATAACGGCAGACACACCGATTGTTGCAACAGCAGTCTGAGCAACAGTCTTAATCGCTCTGACTGCCGTAGCTTTCGCCCAATTCTTGGTAAAAATTTTTTTCATCATCAATCATCTTTCCTTTCGTTGTTTTTCTCAAGGTCGTCAATTCTGTGATTTGCGACCTTAATTTCTTCGTCCACAACCGCATTGTGCTGCTCAATCGCATATGTGCGCTCAATGAGATTGTTATGTTTTTCAACTTTCTTTTCGAGCTGTTCAATGCGATAGTTCGACATTCGGTTGCTTACACAAATGCCACCAAGCGTGCCAACTAAAGTACCAAACAGTGATATAACCGATACAATTACTTCGGGTGTCATTTTACTTCGATCTCGCTTTCTATCGGCTCATCAACGGTTGGATTGTCGCCCCACACCGCCATGACAGCATTGTAATATTCGTCTGACAGCACCGTTTTAAGCTGTTCTCTGCCCGATTTGCTGTTCATGTATGCGTTGCGGATGTTTCCGCCTACCTGCATTTCTTCACCGTTAAAGGTCAAAAACTGCTGTCTGAGTACCGATACGCTGTCCTTTGTGAGCATATCGAGTGTGATTTTTTCTTTAAGTTCCATTTTTAAATTCTCCTTTATTTAATTTTGTACAAGCAAATCACATTAATTTGCTCGCCGTCTGCGAATGTGTAAGCCGTCTTATCCTGTGTCTGAAACTGCAACCAAGTGTTATTTTTTAACACAGCAAATTTAAAGACCTTGCCAAGGTTTGAAATGCCGACACAAAAAACATTGTCCTCGGCAATGCATTTGTACGGCAAATCAATCAGCGGATATGTGCTGTTTGCTCCAATTGTAGCCGCATTCATTTTGACCGTTGCACTGACGATTACGATGTCACCAATCGTCTTATATGTACAGCTTGCACTTTTGATTTTATCGGTGACGGTTGAATACGGTGTGAGTGTTGATGTACCACTTTCAATATTTGACGAATCGTATTTAGTCGCCAAGGCGGTTTTATCTGCTTTCACAAGCAGAGCGTTGTAAACTGCTCCACTTGTGAGATAGCACGGGCTATTATTTTTGGGTTCACTGTCAAACGGCATTGAATTGAGCTTTTGGGCAATACGCTTGTCCGTTTTATCAAGCCTTGCTCCAAGCGAATTTTGACCGCCTCTTGCTGTGGCAACCTCTCGGCTGATTTCGGCAAAACTGCCAGCACTTTCGTCGTTTATCTTACTGTTCTCAGCGAGGCTCGGAGTTACCATGACTTTTAAAGTTAGCGGAGTATTCAACACCTGCGTTTCACCGTTTGCAATCTTAATTTCGATTGCTAAAAAGCCCGACATAGACTTGAAATCTTCGAGCGGAACAGTAATAACATCTGCCGTGCTGTTCAGGGTGCAAGCGACTGAATCTGAGATTAAATATCCGTCCGTCGCAAAAGTCGCAGTTACTGTGCAATCTGCAAAGGTCAATTTTTCACCGCTGGCCGTCAATGTTACATCGAGATAGCGCGTTGCTTTATCGTTGACATTGACAATACCAACAACATTCGGTGCGTTGCGGTCATTTACATCAATTGTAATTGATTTATGTTTTATGCTAATTGCCATTATCTTCTAAACCTCCTTTGAATTTTGAGCAAATCAGACATTGACATACTTAAGTCGCCGATTGTAATTTCTTTGTATTTCTGAGATACACTATCGTAGACCGTTTTTGAAATTCTTCGGTTCAAATTCGTGCCGTCCGGCATTACAACCGTCACTTCATCATAAAGTTTGATTGCGTGCATTTTGGTGAGTTCATTTTCAAGAGTTACCTTTATACTCAGAGTTTCCGATGTTTGTTCCGTCGAATAGTTATAATCAGCAACTGCATTACGCAAAGCATCTCTGACTTCTTCGTAGTTTTCGCCGGTGCTTGGATTTAAAGTGTATTTTTTGATTTTATTTGTGCAGTCGTATAAATATGTGTTTTTTATGCTCCGTTTTAAACCTGTTTCATACGGTTCAAAACTTGATACGACAACTTCTTTATTGTCCGTAGTGTTGCATCGTGCGTAAGGCATAACATGTGTATAGTAATTGCCGATTTCAACAGTCTGCTTATAATCTGACACATTAGCGCCGAAAGCAATTCGATAGCCACTTTTCGCACCTGCTGTACTGATTTTGTTAAAATAAATGTCAAAATTATTAAAATACAGAACACCGCCAAACTGATTTATCAGTCCTTCGTCATCGTCTTTGAAGATATCCTCAAACTTTACTGCCTGTGAATAGCCTAAGTAGATTCTTTTCTTGGCTGTGATTGATGAGCTGAAATTAAACCACTTATATGGGGCATCTGTAAACCACATATACAGAGGTTCCCCTCCCTGAGCATAGTCTCGCATGAAGTGGTCAATTAATTCTTTCGGTGTGCCATACATCGAACCGTCCATCGCACGAGGAATTGTACCGTTTTGAAAAAACATTCTTGACACATGTTCGCCCGACACGGTTAAATCACCGTTTTTATCGACTTCTATTTTTGTGACATAAAAATACTGTGGCTCGGATACATTATTTACTTTCGCTTTGACATATGAAGTTATTTTAATTTTCGGCGCGAGCTTATCCGTGCTTTTTATTTTCATGCTAAAGCTGTATGTGCCATTTTGCTCCATTGTCACCAAGAACTCGGTACATTCGGTCAAAAAGCCGAAACCGTTAGATTCAAACAATGGTGTTGGATTTTTGTAATAGTCAGCGATGTTATACAAAATAGGATACATTACAATCTCCTCCAATTCGGCTTAATTTCAATGTCGGTGAACGCATTTGCGTTTTTTCCTGAGAGCTTTATTTTATTCCAGCCGGGGGCAAACTTTGGAAACTCTGTACAGCTTATGCAATTGTTCGCTAAGCTCGTGCCATTGTCGAAAAAAGCGGACTGCTGTTCGGAATCAAGCTCAATATAATCCTTATCCGATGATGTTTTAACCGTTAAAGTTTGACCATCGTTGACCGTCAGCGTCAACGGATTAACCTTTGCACCTTTGTTGATGATTTTAATTAAAGGCTCGGCGGTGTAATTTTCAGGATTGTAAATTTTGATTTCTGCGGTTTGCGTTGAGGTTAATTTCGGCTGAATGATTTCTTGCCCTAAATCACTGTACCAGAACGGCACTCGGCTGAAATTTATTGTTGTTGACAAGCAAAGAGGGGCAACCTCTTCTATTGGTTCAATTCCTGTACAAATTGCTTTTGTGAAATAGCCGGGGTTATATGAATCTCTAAAGATTTTATATTCACCGTCCCAAACAGTAAGCCACTCTGCAAACGCTCTTACAAGCTCAGCGTTACTTTCGTTGGGCACAATGTATGGATAACTGTTGACCTCGAACGGCATTTCGACATTGTCAAAAACACCATTGTCGGAAATCACTCCGCCATTTTTGCCGTAGATAGATGTAAAGTCAAAGTTACGCTTTGCAATTTGATATTTGGGGGAAGTAGCTATAAAAAAGCCCAATGTCCTTAAATCAGTGCCATTGTATGAAAAACTATGCCTCATTTTTAACCTCCCAACTTTGCCGCTTCACCGTCAAGCGTTTGCACAATTGCAGTCGATACACGACGGTTAAAATCATCAACATCCATGTCATTATTAATTACCACATCCCCAGCGAGCTTAATTTCAATCGTAGGTGAATTTGTAACAAATTTCGACATCTGACCATTTACCGCTGCGTTTTGGCTTTGCGTGCGAATGTCTGCAAATTTATTGTTAATTGCTCCGATTGGATTTCCTTCTGCCGCTGACAAGGCCCTTGAAGTTAAAGACCTTACTGTTTTTTGCGTTTCGGCAATTTCATCGGCGATTCCAAGACGATAGCCCTCACCAAAGTAAGCTCCAAGTTTTCTCGTCTTTTTTGATGGTGAGTGTGAATCCTGTGCATTTGCAAGAGTAATAAGACCTGTCTCTGCGAGTTGCCTTGCCTGCCTATTCGTTTCCGCATGGAGACTTCCTGTAGGTCCGCCCTCGCTCAAGCCTTTAATATAACCCTGAGTAAAATCCTTACCTTTTTGATAACCCTTGTTATAACTTTCCGAAAGACTGTTTTCAGCTTTGCCAAGAACCTTTTTGCCTGATTTATCAACTTTTTCGAGGGCATCTTCGTTTTTCATACCATCACTTACGCCCTCGGTGCCTTTTTTGCCTGCTGTTTCGCCGTTGCCTTCAAGTTTATTGAGTTCACCGGTTGCTTTATTGACGAGCTCTTTAGCATTATCAACCATTTTTTGAGTTACACCGGGTTGATTTTCGTCCATTGCAGTTTTTAGCAACTCATAGTTTGCGGTAAAGTTTGCAAGCTGGTTTTCAAGGCTTTCTCTTGAACCTGTTTCAGCATCAATGAAACCGTTTTTGATTTTCTGCTGTTGTGCATTAATTTCATCAGCTTTGCCCGTAGCAATTGCGGCAACCGTGCCGTACATATCGGTGTACTTAGCAAGCTCGATTTCTGCTCTTTCCTGCAATTCTTCGGCTTCTTCAACTTGGTCTTTTGTGACACCTTCAACACCGTCCTTGTATGCCAACCTTAGATTCTCGGCATTTGTCCTAAAATCATTGACCTGCTGTTCGAGAGCAGCTTTGTTACCAGTTGTATAAGTAACAATGTTGTTAGACAAGTCCGACATTGCGGCTTTAATTTCTTTTGTGTTACCTTTAGCGTTTGCCGCTGTGAGATTCTCATAATTTTGGATTGTGGTGTTATAATCAACTACTTTTTTCTGATATTCCTTATACTTGCCATCTGCTTTGTCAAACTCTATTTGTTTAGTCTTTAAATTGTTTTTGGCTTCATTTTGCGCCTCGCTGTAAGCTCTTCCGACGGATTTTGATAAATCTTCAAAATGTTTATACATATTTTCGCCGTTTTGAAAATCTTTGAGTATTTTTTGGTAATACTGCTGAGATATTTTGCCGTTTTCAAAACCCCAGCCTGCATATTTCAAAGCCGTTTGACCTGGCGAAAGTCCAGTGACACTCATTTGTGTAACTTTCGCCTTAGCTAAATCTACATCTTTTTGTGCGCTTTTTTTTGCTACATAGCCATTTGTAACATCATTTTTTGCGCTTTTTAAGCCTGATACAGCAGTTTGATAGGGCTCTTCAAGTGCCGATAACATTGCAAGCGCTTTTTTTGATTCAAGTGCATCATCAATTGAGCCTTTAAGGTCTTTATAGGACTGAATAACATTGCCGTTCCAAGTGATTTCATCGCCTGTAACGCGGCTCAATTCATTGGTAATAAATTTTGCTCTGTCCTCGTAACCTTTTTTGACTTTGCCGTTTTGGTCTACAATGCCCTGTAATTCTTTCCATAAGTCATTATAATAGTCAAATTCGTTTTCAACTTCTGACGCCGCATCTTTCTTGCTCTGAACATATTCATCGTTGGCATCTTTAAGCTCTTTGATTTCTTCTTTTGCTTTTTCCTGAGCTTCGTTAAGTTCTTCTTGGGATTGTTTTGCACTGTCGTTAGCCTCTGAAAATGCCCAAATTTCGCCTATAGCACCAACAACTAAACCTGCAACTAATCCCCACAAATTTGCTTTTTGAGCAGTGTTAAGTCCCTCTTGTGAGATTTTAGCGGCATCTGTTGCCGCTTTCAAAGACTTGTAAGCTCCCCACAGATTTTTGATTTCTGTAACTATTTTAGTGGCCTTTTTACCCGACCAAATAGCAGTAGTTAAAACACCAATCTGTTTTAGCGTCGGAATAATATCATCTGTATGCTTGCTCGTAAATTTGCAAAGTTTTTTTACTTCGGGGAATAATGATTTTCCGATAGGATTGATAACATCAGTTTGTACCGTTCTGCCAAGACTTTCCCAGTCAGCTTCAACATCGTCGTACTTGATGTCCTTAATTTTTTGCATGGTGTTTTTGGTCTTGTCGGCAGAGCCATTAACTTTCATCAGAGCTTTTACGCCGTCAATGCCCAAATCTTCCCACATCGTACCGAAGAGGTCAACGCCTGCCTGATTCTGCTTGACCTTATCGTCCATCTCCCAAAGAGCCTTTAAGACTTCTGATGTTGCTGATTTTGCGCTATCTCCGCCTTTTGCAAATCTTGCCTGCAAATTCTCAATACTGCCTTTTGCGCCTTTGCCTGCTGATTCGAGATTTGCAAGATTTTCTTTAGCAGCTTTTAGCGCCCCTGAATATTGTTCAATTTTATCGGCATTTTTTTGTTTCGTTAATTCACTTGTTGATTCGTTAAAGCCTTTTTGCTCCTCTTTTGCATAGTAAAGATTTTTTTCAAGCTTTGCGACTTCGTCTTTGGCTTTTTGAATGTCCTCAGCCGAGGCTTTTGCGCCGTAGCCGAGAAGAGCAAATCCCTCCTGCGTACTCGAGGTTGTGTCCTTAGAGCGGATGCCAAATTCTTTCATCGCATCGCCGAGCTTGTCGATACTGAAAGTACCTGCTTTAGAGCCATTTTCAAGCGAGTTAAAAAACTCGTTCGCATCGTAGCCGAGTTGCTTGTAATGTACGGAGTATTCATTGATTGTATCAAGCAAATCGCCGTTTTTATTAAGGCCTTTTTGACTGCCCTGCGCAATAAGATTAAACGCTTCATCACCTGTTACACCGAACTGCTCCATAAGCATGTTGACCGCTCTCAAGGTTTCGACAAAATCGTAATCGTATGTATCTCTCAATGTAAAGAGATTTTCGGTCATATCTTTGAGCTTGCTCGGATTGGTCTCGTTAGTTGTTTGCTTAATCAAAGCGAGAACATTCGCAACTTCTTCCTGAGATTCGCCGAAATTTCCTTTGTAAACATCTTCAAGTACATCTTTGTACTTTGTCATCTCCTCGGCGGTCAAGCCTGCTTGTGCCTGCAAAGAGTTTAGCGCCTTTTGTTCGCCGTTTGCGCTTACAATTGCGCCTGTAACAGCTCCGCCAATTGCCGTTGCTGTAGCAGTAGCTTCTTTTAATGCACCACCAACAGCAGATTTAAGGTTGTCGGCTGAGGATTTAACCTCATCCATTTCTTTCTTGACCTTGGATAAATCAGTTTTATTCGACTTATCTTCAAGATTTTCAATTCCATTGGCGACTTTATCAAATTCGTCTCTTGTCTTGTCGAGTTGTTCGTTAAAGGAGTTGAGTTTGCTTTTGGTTTTTTCAACTTCACGCTGATAGGCCCTGTACTGCTCCGTCGAAATTTCGCCGTTTTTTGCCTGCTCTTCAACTTGATTTTGTACCTCAAGCAAGCGGTCAAGGGCAGATTTGCTGTTTTCAATTTGTTCTTTTAACACTTCTTGCTTTTGAGCAAGCAAGACAGTGTTGTCGGGGTCAAACTTTAATTGTCTGTTAACAGCCGACAATTCGCTCTGTAAGCTCGCCGATGAGGACTGTACAGCTTTTAAGGATTTCTGTAAATCCATAGTGTCACCGGCAATTTTGACAGTGATGCCTTTAATCGTTGCCATATCTGTCCTCCAATTCTTTATATCTGTTCATAAACTCGCTGTACTGCTCTTCCGAGATTTCCTTGTTTTCAAATCTTTCTGTAACGAAAGGCAACACAGATTTCATTTTCAGATATTTTTCTTCATTTTCGTGGATGTTCTTATTGTTTCGTAATGCGAAATAGGTTTCGACATAATCTAAGACAAAACCTATTGTAAATTTCTGTAGATCAGCGACAGTCAGACCGCACCTGACGGCATAGGATAAGACTTCCTTTGCCGTCAGGAAAGTTTTAAATCCGTTTAAGTTGCTGTCGCTGTCGCTGTCACTTTTGGGCTGTCGCTTTTAAGGCTGTCAACAATGAGATTGATGATTGTGTCTGTCGCCGAAATAGCGTCCTTAATGCTGATTTCTTTCGCCCAAGTCTTAAAGTTGGGAATTGTATCATCTGCCGTCTTTGCCGCTGCCCATAAAAGCTTTACAGCAGAGCCAAATTTAACATCATTGAGATTCTTGACAAGGACACGGTCGGCATCACGCAGAAAGCTGTGGCCTTTGAATGTGTCCTCGTAGATGAGCATTGTATATGCCGTAACCTCAACCTCAACATTTTTATCGTTAATAACAACTGTGTCTTTCATTAGCTCTTAGCCGCCTTTGTAGTGTCTGATGAGGCCTGATCTGTAGGAACTGCCGATTTTGCAGCCTTTACAGCCTTTACAGTAGGAGTTACAACGCTTTCGGGCAGAGTATCTGCATATGATGTGTAGCGCACAAAGTCATTGTCAGGACGTGGCTTTGCTGTGACCGTAAAGGTCGGGAACTGTGGATCGAAGTTACCTTCTGATGTTTTGTCGTTTCTGCTCGCTCTTGCAGCTACGCAGTCAAAATATGTATCAATTTCGTAGAGCTTATCGCCTTTGTATGTTTCCTTTGCTGCAAGGAGGGCAAATCTCGGCATCACTTTGATGCCGCCCTTCTCAATAATACCGCCTTCAGTTGCTTCATCGTTACCGAACCAATCTTTTTCGATGTCGTCGACTGCTGAAATAAGCTCAAGACTGATTGTATAGCCGCCGTTCGCACTCGCTACAATGATAGGCAAGCCGTCAGCGTAGATTGTGTTTGAATCGCCGATAGGTTCAGCACCGATACTTCTGCCGCCTGCCTTATCAGACTTAAACCACACAGGCTTACCGTATGTGATCTCGCCTGTACTACTTTCTGTCAGCACAGCATAACCAACTTTTCTGATCGTTTTATTCATAAAATAAACACTCCTTATGTTTTTAGATTCTTTTTATACCGCTCAAATCACCGCCGCCAAAAGCTTCCGATGATTTAATGAGCTTTTTTATTCCGGTTTCAAATTCGCCATGAATTTTCTCTGTAGCCGGAGCAATATGCACCTTCGGTTGTACCGTTCCGCCTTTTTGGCCCCTCTTTTTACGAGTTTTTTCGAGGAGGTGTGTAAGCCGGTACTCAGGCTTAGCGGCATACACCGTTTTTTCATAGAATCGAAATGTTTCGTTTGTGACCTTTATCCTAAATGATTTGCGATATTTTTTTCTTTTGCCGACAGGTGCATTTTTCTTGATTTCGTTTTTGAGTTCTTCGGCTTTTTCATCAACCAACAATCTTACGCCCATTTGGATATCAGCCGAATAGGTTGACAGCTCTTTCGATAGGGCGTTTCCGAGGCGGTCGATGCCGACTTTTTGGTAATTACTCATCGAAAGTCACACTCAGATTGTAATAACTTACACAAAGTTTATTCGTTATGTCCCACGCTCGGTTCGGCTTTTTCCAACCTAAACCGTTTTCGTTGAGCCACTCCTCAAACTTCGTTTCGCTTGCGTGGTCATCTCTTGCGGTGTAGAGTTCTATGATGATTTTTGCAGTTTTCCAAAGACATTTACCGTCTGCGTAAGTTCCTGTTTCTTCATCTTTGAAATAGACGAGATATGGGGCAGGAGTTGATTTGTTGTAATCTGCCTCAACGCATTTAATGCCACAAGACTTAATGAGTTCGACAAATTCGTCGTAATTCTTAAAAAACATCTGCACCACCCTCATATAATCCCCTCTGCGATAAGCTCAAAATCGAGCAAGGGGGATTTTTGCTTTTGTCGTGCTGAATTTGTTCAATCTTGAACCGTGTGCCGTCAATGATGACCGCCATATCCGTTCTCAATGTTTCATCTTTGTGAATATGTATAACCTTTGACAGTTCAATATCGTTCTGCTTTGCACCATAAAACCGAGTTACTCCGATTTTTTCATTGCCAAAACGATACTTTTTCAGGCTGTCGGTGATGATGTCGTCGTTTTCGTCGGTTTCGTAGATTTTTGCAAGTCCGTCGTTGAATGTCAAAAAATCAATGTTATTCTTCGGTATCATACATTCGCACCTCGTATTCCTGCCTTAATTTCAAAATTTCGCTTTCAAAATTATGGTCGAACATTTCAACTGCGTTCGAGTAAGCGTATCTGCAATAATCAAACAACAAACTTCTTGCCCTTGTCGGCTGTTCAAAATCCTCATCAGTAAGTAGAGGGTTATAATCGCGGAGGTGCTGTTTTCCATTGGCTATAATCAGTTCAATTTTCAACTTTGTACTTTCATCTGTTTCAATGTGTTCGCGGTCGAAATCAAGCATATTAACTACATCGTTCATGATTCCCATTTTTCAACACCTCCGTGATAAATTAAGCTGTTGCTGCCTGATTAAGAGTTACTTTAATTTCAGCAGGATTGAGCGCTGAAATGTCAAGCTTAATAAAATCATTTGTGTGAAGTGAAAAGCCTGTTGCGTAAGCCTTAATAAGGTAAACTCTATTGTCTTCAAGAAACTGGTACTGGTCAGAGTAATCAAGCTTACCTTCCTTACCTGTTGAGAGGCAAGCCTTATATTTTGAAAGCTGGCCAATAACGGCTGTGCCTTCCGTAACCATTTCAGACGGATAAACATTAGTCGGGAACGGGAAAAGGTTGTTTTTATATGAACCGTCGGTTGCAAGCACCGTAGTCGCAGGAATAATCTTTGTGAGATAATCAACAGGATTTACGATAAGGTCAACCGATGTAATGTTGTTTGTTTTACCGCCCTTGCCCTTCGCAAGCTTGGCAACAACATTCATATACGACTTAATGTCAAGGCTTGTGAGCTTTGTTGCTGTTTTTTCGGTATATGCACCTGCCTTTACAGCACCCTCGGGGTCTTTAAGCATACCAATCGGCTTGCCATTGCCGTCACCGTTGATAAAGCCATCTTCAAGAGCATAAGCAAGTGCATCGGCGAGGATTCTGCGGACATATGCGTCAATGTATGTAGCTCCGAGGTCAAGCATATCCTTCGGGACAGGAACAAAGGCGCTTACCTTTGAAGTTGAGAAGTCCTTTTCCTGAATTGTGCCGGCAAGCTCCTGTGTAATTTTAGAGTTCAGTGCGCCCCAAGCGGCGAGCTGTTTTGTGTCTGTGGCAAAAATCGCCTTAACGGAGCCGTATGTGTTTTCAATGCCGATTGCATCAAGAAGCGGATGCGTGCTTGTGATGTCATCAAGCACGGAATCAAGAATCGTCTGTGGAATTGTAACATCAAGACCTGTAAGAGCCTGCTTAACATCAGCAGATTTTGCCGCTGTTACAAAATTGTTGTAAAACTTCTGTTCTGCGCTTGTAAGCTGTCTGAATCCTCTCTTTGCAAGGATTGTGTTATCAGCTGTTTCACCAATTTCTTGTGCAACGGAAATAATGGACTGCTGAATGCTCTCCGCATACTCGTTGAGAGCGTTTGTCATCTTTGTTTCGTCTTTTGATTCAAAAGCGTCTTTAAAATTCTGTGCAAACTGTGCTTTTGCGTTTGCAAGTAAATCAAGATTTTTCATTTTTCATCTTCCTTTACAAATAATTTTTGGTTTTAAAAAGTTCTTCAAAAAATTCAAAGCTGTCCTTTTCTTTCGGTTCAGCCTGTGGTTCAGGCGGTTCAGGCTTTGCACCAAGCATTTTTAAAAGCTCTGCCGCTGCCTGTTTTGCTTTTGGATTCTTCTTTTGCTGTGCATCGTCAACGACTTCTTTTGATTCGGTTAAGTCAACCGGATCAAGAATTTCGTCACACAAGCCGATGTCAAAAGCTTCCTGCGCAGTCAAAAATGTTTCTGCGTTGAGGAGCGGCTCGAGGGTTTCTCTCGTGAGCTTATCGCCTGCATGCACAAGATAAGAATTTGTACTCGCTTCGCTGATTTTGTCGAGTTGAGTTGCAAACTCTCTATGCTCTTTTGCATTGCCGTAACAACCGCCGATTGCGTGATGAATCATCATCGTTGTGTTTGACGGCATTACAATCTTGTCAGCCGCCATTGCGACAACAGAGGCAATTGAACAAGCCATACCGTCAATGTATGCAGTGACCGGCACACTCTGACGTTTGAGCAGGTTGTAAATAGTTACACCTTCATCAACAAATCCGCCCACGGAATTGATGTAGATTTCAATGCTTTCAATTTCGCCTGCTTTTTCAATCGCCTTGCGAATATATTCAGCGCTTGTCTTGGATCCTACAAGGTCGCCCCAAATATTCAAGTAACTCGGCTCGATTTCGCCATAAAGATATATCTGCAAGACACTCTGATTTTCAGCAATCTGCTTGATGTTGTAATTTCTGCTTTTCATTTATTCACCACCCTTCAAAGCATTTGCTATTGTTTGGTAATTTTTAGTAATGTAATATGTATGCGCCCAAGCCTCTGAGCAAGGGAGCATGTTGCAATATTTTTGAGCCTGTGCAGGCGTCAATACTCCGCTTGCAATTGACTTATCAAGATTGTTTGCCTGACTGATTGCGTCAATATGTCTGACTGTTGTTGTGTCAATCAGTAGATAATTACCTTTGCTAAATTCGGTGGCGCCGAATCTCTTTTTGGTAATCTCTTGCTCAAACATATTTGCAATCGGATCAATTGCATTACCAATAGCGCAATCCATAGCGTCTGATAGCTGAGAGGCTTCACCGCTTAAAATAGCCGGCGGAATGTGCAAAGCGTTGCCGACAATCGTGTATGCCTCAGTTTTTAACTTTTGAATGTCGTTAATCTCGCTGTTCGTAGTCTTTCCGGCATCGGTTGAGGGTTCTGAATATTTCATACCCTTAAAAATCGGCATAACAGCATTTTTGTTTGAGTAAAATGATTTAAACTGCTTTGCCAAAACTTTGTTGTAAGTTTCAGCGAAGTTTTCGTCGCCGAAGCTGTAATTATCCATCTCTAAGATGCCTTTATGTCCGACAGCTTTGTTATATCTTTCTTGAGCTGATAACATTAACTGCTCGTAAGTGTTGCACATATCCGATAACAAGCCGTTAAGAGCAAAGTTGTTATATCTGAGGTAAATTACCTCACTTTCAGGAAAAATGCGCTGATATGTAAAATTTCGGCAAGTAACGCCGCTGAATGTGTCGTCAATCAAAGCGTGTTCCGTTCTCGAGAAGCTATCAGCAATCATAAGCTGATTATCGGCAGTTTCAACAATTAAAAGCTCATTGTCAAAAATCAGTTTAGCCACAGCTTGTGTAAAAAACTCGATTTTTGTTTGATGTTTGTTAGGTGCATAGTTCCACAGATAGTATTCAGCTTTACGACTTTCTCGGTTATTGTTTACCGTCACAAATTCACATTTTGCCAAACTTCGAGCGATAAAATCAATCGCTGTAAATAAGGCAAGTTCTGTCAAGTGGAATCTCTGTTCATCAACTGTCGAGCCGTCCTCGTTAAATTCCGCTGCAACGGCATCTTTTTTAAAGAGATTTTTTACCCAGTTTATCACTTTCATCTTTTCACCTGCCTTTAAAATACAATTGCGTTAAAGCAATTCTCGATTTCATCAACCGTCATCGGCTGATTTTGCTTCAACAAATCAAGCTGTGTATATGCTGCGACAAATGCCATAAATCCATCTGTTTTTCGTGATTTTGGTTCGATTTTGCCATATATGATATTGCCGTTTTTATCCTCAATTGCCGATGTATTGTTCGTGTACCAGCGCATAAGTGCCGAATCACCCCAAACAATACGATGATTAGCGAAATCCGAAGCAATCAGAGGAGCTACAAGCATTTTATCTGACGGTCTAACCAATTTGAGATTATTTCGTCCTTTACGGTCACACTCAAAACCTAACTGCATTAACGGTTCTTTGAGCAAAGTGTATCGGTAACTATCCAATGCTCCGCCGACGATGTTGTAATGCTTTTTCTGCTCTCTCAACCAGTCAGCTACGATTTCGGGAGGTATTTCCGCCCCGTCAACCCTTTGTAAATCAAGCTGTTGAGCATAAGGAAATTTAATTCGTCCAAGGTCTGCCGATTGCGAACAGTACCATGAAAACGGCTTCCATACAATTTCACCGTTAATTAAAAACATCAAACCGATACCCAAAAAGTCAGTAGTTTTGGTGTAGTCAATGCCAAAAACACACGGCTTGCCCTCAAGGTCGGGGAGAGGTCTGTTTGTTGCTTTGATATTTTCCCACGAGGTTACAGGATTCGCTTCTGTTCCTTGCGGTAAATTCATTCTCTTCGTCATGAATGAAGAGTTATTATTCGGATCAATTTTCCATTTTTCGTATTCCTTCCGAAGTTCTCGGAGTAAGTTTGGGAAATATTGCAAGCTTGGATTTGCTTTGTACCAATTTTGTTCGTCATGAACTTCCTTTTCGTCATTTAATCGGCAAATAAAATAAAGCGTGCCGTTATCGGGCGCATCGCCGTTTAAGACTTCAAGGCCTCTCGCAAACTCTTGGTCAAGTGGGCCGTCTCTCACATATCCCATTGTTGTGGTTGTCGTAGTTCTCGGAAGTGGCTTTTTTCCTAAACCGGTGACAAACACGTCAATAAGCTTGTAATTTTCATATGCGTGTTTTTCATCAAAATCGACCTTGCCCGGTCTACCGCCGTCTTTCGTATTACTGTTAGATGTCCGATATCTCAACACAGAGTTTGTCTTTATATTCACAATTCTTGTTTTCGTCCACCTAAAGTGTTTTTGCATTTTGGCTTTGTTATCTTCAAGGACATTATAAATATCGTTAAAAGTAATAGTCGCCTGATCTTCCGAAGTCGCGCAAATGTCGATGTCGTAGTTTTTAATACCATTCACTGGTGTTAAAAGTGCGAAATCTTCAAAGCCTAAATAGCCGTTTTTGCCTGTACCTCTTCCGACAATAAGTACAAGGTCGGGAAACCTTAAAACACCGGGAGCTGAGTATGTGCAATTGTGCAATGCAAAACAAAATTTTTCCCATTCAAAAAGTTCATAAGGAAAATATTTCTGCAAAGCCAAATACTTTTCAAGCTGTTCTTCGTCAACATAGATTTCTTCATTCTCAAAGACGTTTTCAACAAACTTTATTAGCTGAATTTGCTCACGGCAGACACGATATTTACCGCTTTTAACAAGGTCAATGTAATCGTCTATGACTTTACAGTTCGTCATCCGAATCACTCTCGACTTTGTCAATGGACAGCCCCATTTGTGAGAGGATTGCTAAACGCTGTTTGTTGTACATTACGGCATTTTTTACAGAGGGGTTATCCTTCATATACTCTTTGCCTGTGGCGCTGATAGCTTTGTATGTCAAGCCATTTTTGCGGATGTCCGCCTGCATTTTACGCTCAAGCTTCGTGCAAAAAATATAGCTGTCAATTAAATCTCTATAGACTTCAATGTTTGCCCCCTTCAAAGTCAGTTGCTCAATTAAGCTGTCTTTGATTTCTGCAATTTTAATTTGTGCCATTTATACTACTCCTCTCTCAAAAATTTCTCGTGTGCGTGCGCGAGACCAAACTGTCGTGCCTTTACACCGTTATCCATTGACCTCAGAATTTTTCGATTTTTTACCCGGGGGTATGCTTTTTTTCGCTCACCACCGCTCAGCAAACTCATCTTTTAATTTTTTGGGTTCGTATTTGTGATGTTCTTTGTAATGACAGTCCTTGCAAAGACATTCGAGGTTGTTGATATCAAGAGCAAGGTCAGGTCTTGCCTTGAGGTATAGCTTGTGATGCACGGCTTCACAAGGGCTGTACTTACCTACTGCTCGACAGCGTTCACATTCGTAATGTTCTTTCGCTTTTTTTGCATCTCGAACTTTTCGCCAATCGGCTGTTAAATAGAATCTATATGCCTTGCCCTCACGGATTTGGCGGACGATCCAGTCCGTTGTTACTTTTCGTTTTATCATTACAATTTAATTTTACAACAGGTTTAATCGCTTCTACTGACATCTTTCTTTGTGCAATATGTACAAATGTTAAGTCCACGAAAGTTTGCACAAAGCAATCGTGCCTCTTTGAGCCAGCGAAACACCGTGCGTTCGTCGGTATAGTTGCTAACTGCAAACTTAGTCACCCTCAAATTTATTTCGCCTTTTTGTAACGGTGCTGTCGGTGCAACAAAGTAAACGGCACAAACAGCTTGACGGATGTAGTCTTTGCCGCTGCTTGTTAAAGCATTAAGCGTGTCTATCACCGCAAGTAAGTCAAGCCGTAACGCTTGACGCATTGTCTCATCGGCAACGACTTGTGCTTTGCTCGGATAACCGAGAGCGGCATAAATTCTAAATTGCGCAATGGTGTAATCTCTTGTCGAATCTCTCAAATTTTCGCACCTCCAAATTTTTTATGTTTGTGGGTGTCGGCCAAGTAAGTAAAATAAAAGCTTGCTCCTGTGTAGTCATTTATCCACATTTTGTCTTTGTAAAAATAATATCCTTCGGGACAAGGCAAAGCCTCACCTCGTTCGAGTTTTCTGTATTCTCGTTTTTTCCCTTCAACAACTTTGACCTCAGGCTTATTGAGATTGCGAGATGTTTTCAAGCGCTTCTTACCATTGACATCTTTGCGTATGTATTTTGCAAGGTCAGCATAGTTTCCGTCTTGGTAGAGCGGAGTGAAATTTATTCCGTTTTTCCACGGCCAACATTCCGTTAATATTTCTCTGACACAATCCTCAATTACGATGTGCAAATGCCAGTTTCTACCGAGTTTGCCGCATTCGCAGTACCCGATGTACTTAAATTTAATTTGTTTTTTATCTGTCCTGCGTTTTACTCTTTTAAAAAAATTTGAGACAACCCTCTCAAATTCATCTTCGGTAAACTCGCCAAACGGAGCGGAGAATCTTGCGAACCAGTCGCCCTCAGCGAAGTTGCAGAGGATAAGTCGTTGCGTGTGCTGTTCTCCTCTAATGCGGTTTGCTCTGACTTGCTTTTCATTGGTTCGGGATTGATTGATTTGTCGAGCAAGATTTTTCTTGTTTCTCTTTCTGAAAGATTTATAGTATTTCACCTCGAGCAGAGGCCCCGACTTGATTTCAGCTTTGTATGTAAACATATTAAACTTTCTATTATATATGTTAAAACTAAAACGGTCACTTAATTAATTCCTTGAGCAGGCTGTAAAAGGAGTGTTTCAACTCCTTAATTTGTGACTGATTATTATTCTATTTTCATATTAAAAAAGTCAGATGATATAAATATGCAGTAGTCCGTCTGACCATCGAACTACTGCTTTGTGCAACCTCACCGTTGCAATTGTGTGTTTAATTTTTGGTGCATTTTTTGTAACAACTAAAAACAATCAAAAGAAGAAGTCGTCATTTGACTGTTTTTAAATATGAAAATTTACTTTTTACATTTTGTTTTTTTAGATTTTGCATACGGTAAGGATGTTGCCGTGTTTAGATGTCAAAACATTCTTTGTAGCTTTTTGCGATTCCTTGACAATCGTCCGACTTAACCGGCACGTGACAAGCTACCTTTCTAATGTTATCAGCATCCAATTCTTTAAAAATTTCTGATGCTCTCGTTTCTTCTGTCGATTTATAAAATTTAAAAAGCAAATCCACAAATGGTATGTTGCCGAACTCATCCAAAAACGCTGTATCATTTTTGGTCAACGCTTTTAAGCAATCTGCTTTATATGTTTCTGATTTTTCCGATAAAATAAAAAGTTTGTTGTAAATATCCTGCTTTGTCAGCAAGTCGATGATTTGTAAAGCTATTGACAACACTTTCGGATCGTGTTCAGCAATTGCCTTTGACAGTTCCGTTAGTTTGCATGAGGTTTCTCTTGTGCGTTTAATCCACTCGATATGTTCTTTTTCGGCGAAAAATGTGTCAGTTCTAAATCTGCGATATTCTTGCAACGATTTGTATTTAGCTTTGACACAAGATTTAGCGGATAGCAAGCCTATTTTCGTACAGCTATACACTGCGGACATTGACAGAACAAGCCATCTGTTGAATATATCAAGTTTATTGATTTCATTAACGTCAAGAGCACCGTCGATAAATGCAACAACGAGCTTGTCAAGCTCTGATAATGTTTCTGTCGGTGCTGTCGGCTTGTCCTGTATTTCCTCTGCAACTGTTTTTTTGGATTCAGCCATTGTTGCTTGCCTCACTTTCAAGCCATTTTCTAATAATTTCTTCATTTTCAAGACAGGGAGCATCACAATTTTCACAATAACCGCAAACATTGTTATTTAATGTATCAAGCATAATATCAAGCATAAAATGTGTCATTTGCTCTTTACTCATTGATTTGACTTTTTCAAAGTTTGTCATTGTTTTCCCCTTTCAGCAGTTCGGGATTGTCATAGATATTTCCGATAACTTCAATATTTTCAGGATAATAATTTTTTCCGAGACTTCTGTAGATATTGTAGTATTCAATCCCAAATTCGGTTTCATCTGCGTCATATATAACAGCTCCATAGTCGCCATTATCAGGGCGTTTCGAGAAATCAACAATATCGCCATCGAAAATCTTTGTGCCGTTCTTGTCAGTCAAGCCTGTGTACTGTCCGACTGTGTCAGCGTCAATATGCCACACATTTGAGCTTTCGTTCTTGTATGGCTCTTTGATTACCAAGCCTTTTGGTTCAATACTTAAAAATCCGTACTTCCATTCGTTTCCGAATTTTCCTCTGAATAATATTTCTCTCATCATTTTTCACTCTCCTTACCTGTTTTATTTTGCTTTTCAAAGTAAAATTCAATTGGATTGTCCGTCTTTTGAATCAATCCGTACTTTACAGCTAATCGAAAAATAAAGACTTTTTCGAGCCTCGAAAGCAACTTTCCCAATGCTTTTTTAAAATCTTCGACTGTCCTTGTTGACTTATAAAAATTGCACATTCTGCAAGCAGGATTATAATTTTCGATGTCATTCGCACCATTGTACCAGTACACGCTCTGTATATGGTCAACCTGCATGTCCTTTAATTCGAGTGTACAACCGCAGTACGCACAGCGGCCGCCGTACTTCTCGTAAACTTTAAGCCTTGTTGCTTTTGATATCGATTTTCTCTGACTCAACCAAATCACTCTCCTCAATCGGCTGATTCCAACATTTTACGCAGTCGCAGTTGCAGTCGTCTTTTCGTCATTCTTCTTTTTTCAGCAAAATAATTTTCTGTTTTTGAGCAATCAATCATTTTTTCCTCCTAATCTGCGTAATCGTACAAACCGAGCGGTTTAATTTTTCTTGCGGCGATTTGCGCTACAAACTCTCCGTAGCTGTAACTTGTGCCGTGCTTTGCATTGTAATCGGCACAGTAAAGACACATTCTGTCTATTCGGTCAAGTTTCTTCCTTCTGCCTCGTTTCTTTTTTTCTTTACTCATTTGTATCACCTAATTTCAGATATTTTAATATTTTTTCGCTCGCTTCTTCGCAACCATAACATACAGCGACCGCGTAGCCTTGTTCATTAAGGCTTTTAAGCCATTCGGTTTGTTTTTCGGTTGGCTTGTTTTTACCGTATTTTAATTCGATAAACAATCCGTGATAGCCTCCACGGCTGACAGGCAGAAACAAGTCAGGCACACCTGCTTTCACTCCCTGCCTTTTTAGGTTGGCCGCTTCAAGTTTATTTCGACTGCCACCGTTCGGAATGTGGAACATCAAATCAATTTCAGGATACTTTGCCCGGATGAAGGTCGTCCATTGGAATAACTTCCGCTGTTGGTCAGCTTCATACTGCTTCATCGGCAGGTCATCCTTTCTTGTTTTTCAAAATCATATCGCTTTCAATGTATAATGATTTCAATTGTCTCACAAAATCTTCATCAACAATTTCATATGCACAGATAAAGCCGTAAGCAATCATACCAAATTTAACAGCGAAGTACGGAGTGCCTTTGAAGTCCTTACGCAGTGCAAGTGCCATTGTTTCGTTTGGCATATCTGCAAAAGGATTTAGATACACCATGTCAATAAACAGTAACCCCTCTGCTGTACTTATTGGGAGCATTACTTTGCCGTTGTATATAATGCTTATATCCCACATTTCAGCCGGTGTTTCATCCGCCGAACAATCCTCAACATCAATCAACGGCTTGGTTTGACTGATTGTAAATATAATCTTATCCCTCTGTGCATCGTTGATGTCATAGAGTTTGCATATGTAATCTTCATTGAGTTCCGGCAAGCCGAAAATAGGATAGACCGCATAGCCGTCTGACAGCCATTGCTCGCCTTTTTCGTTGCCGAAAATGGAAATAATTTTATTTTTCTTGCATATGTCGAATGCTTTTTTTATTTTCATTGTCACGCCTCATTTCAACAGTTCGTCTGTCGTAACATTAAATAGATTTGAAATATCTATTATAGTTTTAATATCAGGTTCAAATTTTCCTTGCTCATAGTAAGATATACTTGTTCTGCTCAAGCAGAGGTTTTTACCTAATTCTTCCTGCGTTAATTTATATTTAAGCCTTAATGCTTTTAATTTTTCGGGGAATGCCATTTTCACGCTCCTTTTTAAGTTGGGAACATACCGTTTAAATGAAACTTTTTAAAATATTCCCATTTTTCTTTTTCGTTCAATTCTTGGTCATACATAAATTGGATATCATCAAGAATCATTACAAGTTCTTTTTGGTATTTGTATTCGGGATAGTAAGTAACTTGCAAATACTTAAAGATGTCAGGATTTATGTTCATACCGTTTTGATATTTCCGCAAAAAAGGCGGCATTTCAAAATCAAGCATATAGAACAAGTATCTTGAACCGATATTTTGGGTTTTAGGAAGAAAAACACCGTACTTTGTTTCCAACTCTTTACTCTCGGTTAAAAACTTAACCTTACCATCAGTGGCCGATAACTGAATGTAAACGGTTCCTGCCTCGTAAATCTTACCTTTTTTTACTCTTTCGAAGTCGGCAAGTTCAAGAATAGGTCTGCGTTCCTTTTTTGCGTGGGATACAATATAATCCGCTTTCTTTTCAAGATTTTGCATTCTGAGAAAATCAATCATTGTTTGACCGACAATATCTTGCTTGCTAAAAAACTCCACAAAATCAGATTTAATCTTGTTGTATTCTTCATCCCCGCAAAGTTCTTGCAGCATCTGCAAAAGGTCATTTGTAGCCTTATTGATGTTAAGGTTGCATTTGATTATATCTTGCGTGATTTCACTAAGCGGTGGCAGTTCTTCAGGTTCGTATGTATCTACATAGCGTGGTATATTGAGGTTATATTCGTTTTCCTTGATTTTTGATAAACTTACAAGACTTGCAAATTTATCAACTGATTTTCTGTTCCAATAAGTCTCCGCAATCCGCTTGATATGTTCATCTGTCATAACATTCTGCTTGCCGTTTTTCGCAAACAGTTTTTCAGCCGAAATAAACAAGATGTCATCTGATACCTTAGCTTTGTTAAATACTACAACGCAAACAGGTATAGAAGTGTTTAAAAACATTTTCTCAGGCAATGAGATAATCGCATCAATCAAATTATTCTCGATGAGTTGTTTTCTGATTTTGCCTTCTGCCGCACCTCTGAAAAGTACACCGTGCGGAAGAATATAGAACGCTTGCCCCGATTCAGTAAGCCTTGACAAGCCGTCAAGTACAAAAGCAAAGTCACTCGCTTTAGCCGGAGCTAAATCATATCCCTCAAAGCGTTTGTCGCTCTTTGGTTTCCATTTGAGCGAGTATGGCGGATTTGAAACAACAACATCCGCTTTTATTTCTCTGTAATTATCTAAAATTACAATATCGCTGAAATTTTGGCTTTTGCTCACCTTGAATACTTTTTCAACTTTGTTCAGCAAGACATCTTTCTGTAAAACAGTTGCGTTTAAATTTCTCAGTGCTAAATTGAAGAGTAACACCGGAATACTCATAGCGGAAATTTCTTCGCATTGGTACTGAATATCTCTGCCCATTCCTACGGTCAATGCTCCTGTTCCGCCGCATATATCTATCACTTCGTCAGTTTTGGGAACAAGCTCCGAAATCAATCTACATAAACAATCGGGAGTGTAATCCTGTTTCAGATTGTTGCGGTTTGCGTTATTTGCCTGAAAGTAATCACGCAGGCAGTCGTTTGACATATCAAACTTAAACTGCATAAAAGCACGGCAAAGCTCGTCTTTCTCTTGCTTATTTAACAGTTTTCTCAATAAAACCTCGGGCAATTCAAAACTTTCTTTGATACCAAACAGTTCGTTGATTGCTTCGGTAGTTATCTGTTTTCCGCCTGTCTCAACCGCTTTATTTGATTGCTTTTCCATTCTTTCAAGTTTGACATTTTCAATTTTCGCCTTGATAGGTTTTGTTTCTTCAATGTCAAACAAAGATATTTGTTCGTTTATCATAATTTAGCTTTCGTAAAGCAGAGCATCTGCACCTACTCCGCTTTATACAATGTCAGAATTTATTTCAAGAGGAGTAAAAGTTTATACAACAAGTTGTGCAGAACTTGTTATCGGTTAATTTATTCGGGCATCTGCACCTACCCGAATCGGTAATATTACTGAAAGAAAGTAGATAGGTATATAATTTATCAAAAGAGGGAATATATAATCTCGCTGTGCAGTTGTGTGATTAACTTATTTAGTTTATTTTACTTCACCCGTTGTATAAATCGGATGTGTGCCGTCACGGAGCTGGATTTCTTCGTCACTCATCACATAGCCGAGTTTGCAAAGCAGAACGTAAAATCGGTTAAGATCTAGGTTGTTTTTTCGGCTGAATGTCTTGTCCGAATAATTTACGCTGATATAACTGAACGAACTGTAATTCGTCTGACACAAAGCGTATGCCGCCGCCATTAACATTCTGCCGCTGTTATCGCTCCAATGTTCGCTGATGTAGCTTTCATCATCTTCAAAATTGTGTCCGATGATTTCTTCAAGATGATAATCTTTGATACGGGCGCCTGCCGCCACTTGAGCGATTATGTACTTTATAAGCTCCTGCTTTTTGTTGCTGTCATTGAAATTCGTATCAAGCATAAAGCCTCTTCTGAGAGCCTCACAGCGTTCATCTATTTCTTCCGCCTGCTCAACAAGTTCGTCCCACCTCTGCTCTTCAAGCTTTCGCTTTTCTTCTTCGGGATCATTCTTTTCCTGTTTTTTCAATGCTTCTGCGTAAATGTAGATGTTTGAGCTGTACGCAAAATAAAAATATCTTTTTCTGCCGTCCGCAAAGTCTTTACCAATTAAATCTTTGAGTTCAAATGCTCCGGTATATTCGTAGTTGCTTGGAATTTCATTGTATTTCTGTACTTTAGTCATTCCTTGTTCAAGGCAGAACTTTTCAATTTTTTCTTTTTCTTCATCGGTTTCCTGCTTCTTAACAGCAGAATACAACAGATTGTCAAAATTGTTTGTACCGATCGATTCAAGCAGTTTGTTTCTCGTTTCAATGTCCTTAATTTGATTCAATCGGTCATAGTCTGCAAGGGTAGGCTGTCGGATCTGACTTTCCTTGAATGCCTCTTCGTCAAGCTCGCAGAGTTTTACTCTTCTTCTGATTTTGCTTTCGGAAAATCCTGTCTTTTCGGCAACCTCTGCGACCGTATCTCCGAGGTCAAGCAGCAGTTGACATCCTTTTGCTTCTTCATAAACTGTCAAATCTGACCTCTGCATATTCTCTGTGAGCATCGTTGACAGCTGTTCTTTTTCTGTCATCTCAACAACAGCACATGGCAGTTCAGTCAATCCTGCCTGCTTTGCCGCTGCAAGCCTGCGATGCCCGATGATAACGGTAAAATCATCCCAGTTATCATTGTTTGGCACTACGGTCAAATTCTGCAAGATACCGTTTGCTTTGATAGATTCTGCAAGTTCTGAAACATCGCCGATAACCTTTCTTGGATTATCAGGGTGTGGGTAAAGTTTGTCAGTGGGTATCATTTGTAATTTAGATTTTTTATTCATTTATATAATCTCCTTGATTTTCGCAAGGTCATCTGATATAATAATGTTAGACTGTATTTATACGTTGCAGATAGCCTTGTGTTATTTGCCGACCGTTGATTGTAGTGCAAGCAATCAACGGTCTTTTTCTTTGCCTGTAAAATTCATCGGTTGCACTCCTCAACCGCTACGCAAATAAAGCCTTTGGAGGTTTCTTTAATGTCAATCACATCTGTGACCGCAAGCTCAATCTGTATGCGTTCAATCTCAGGCGGTAAAAACAGATTGTTACCCTCACAAAGTTTATTAACTTCATTAAGCACCTTGATGATTCTGACCTTAAAAAAGTCAATGTCGCTGTGTGCTGTTTCAAGCTCATCACTTTTCGTGCTGAGGCTCTTTCGGGTGTATTCGAGTTGCTCTTTGCAATGCTTATACTTTTTTCTGAGCGACCTTTTCGTCTCGTAGTTTCTTAAATGCCACATTCGTTATAAAGTCCTTTCATTTATTTGATTTCCGACATCTTGTGTGGATGTCGATTTTATGACTGATGTAATTAAAAAAGTCATAATTCTTAGAGCGTTCGGCTCGGCGGTTGTCGCACTTTGATTTGTATTCAAGATATTTTTCACAATCTGTATGACATCTTGTCGTCCGCATCTGACATCCGTAGCACGGCGAATTTATCATTTTTACGCCGTCCTTTCGTTGATTGTATTTCCGCTGCCGATCAATTTGTTGAGCAGTGTAGTCAGTAAGGATATATCTGCACCGCTTGCGTAGGTCTTGAGCCGGTCAATCGGTATATTGTAGCTCCAACGCCCTTTGTCGCTCTGTACGGCTGAACCGATAGGCAGGGTTTGTTTTTTTAGGCCCTCATAAACATAATTGAGAGCAACGCCGAGATATTCAGCCGCCACGGTCGGCGGTACATCTCTGTACTCCTGATTCGTTTTAGGGTTGATAAGGATTTTGTCGTTCATTTAATCACCTCATTTATGTTGTATATTGAATTTTTTGGTGTTATAATCAAGGAAAGGAGTTGATTATTATGTGGGGTGTAATTAGTGGGATTTTAGGTATATTAGGCTTTTTGATTTCTCTGATAAATCTAATTCAATATTTGCTGTCACGCAGAATTAATTTAGAAATTCAAATAAAAGAATGCGTTCTTCGTCCGTATGCAAGAGGACAGAAAAAACTAATTTTACATTATCAAACAAACAATAAATCCAACTTGCCTATTACTATTACCGACCTGCAAGTTATCCTCGACAGCGGAATTTATGATGAAACCACATTTACATTTGAAGTGCTGGCTTTAGAACATGTTAGAAATGGTAAAGTTTATTATGTACCCACTTACAACGAGCATTTACCTATCAATCTTCCAATGCTTTCTTCGCATGCAGGTTATCTCGTTTTTTTAGTTCCAGAAGATACTCCTGAAAATGTTTGTAAAGATTTGACTTTGAAAATTCGCACCAATCGTCATAAGGAAGTACGAAAGACATTCGCACCGAATGAATTGGTAGTTCTCCGCCGTATTTCTCTAAAGCAATTTCATAAAAATCGCTCTGAATAGGATAAGCAGGGTGTTCAAAAGGCAATTGTCGATTTGGCATTGCCTTTTTCTTTTTATTACGGCTTATCATGATTTTTGAGAGCATTTTTATCACCTCAAATCTATATTGATCGTACAAGTGCCGATTTTTTCAAAGTTTGTCATTTTGCCTGTTCTCCTTTATCAAACAACATCTTTTATATTTTTTTCCGCTTCCACAAGGACAAGGTGCATTCCTATGACTATTCTTAGGTGGGTGATATGTAACGGTAGCGAGAAAAGATATATTACAATCTTGTGTATAATACTCACATATGTCAGCAGGTTCTTTAGTTATATGGGCTTTCATTCTTGCTCACTCCTCATTTGAATTTTCATCATACGCCTCTTCCTCATATTCTTGTTTTGTGCAGTTTACAGCGTGATGTGTACTAATTTCAAGTACATCACAAAGGTTTTCAGAAATTATATACACAGGACTTTTTATATAACACTCTATTTCATTTGTCTCATTATTTATCAGTTTATAATAATATTTCATTAAACATCACTCCTTATCCATTTTTGCACCGCAATAAGGGCAGTATGGATACAAATCAATGTCCTCGTAAAAAGTGAGAAAGTTGCCACACTCAGAACATAAATAATTTGCATAACCTACACCCTCGCTGTCATATTTCCAACTTCCGTGCTTAATCTCTTGCATATCACACACGGTTGCTTCGTTGGGTTTACTACCGTCAACTTCGATAATATGCTTAACTGTTTCGGCATTTCGTTTTGAATTAAAGTATATCGTGTTTACACTACCGTCTGCGAACGGTATATCCAACGCATAGTCACCGCAAAAATCACGGATTTTTAATTCTTTTTCAATCATCGCTCTTCACCGTCCTCAATAGGCTGATTCCAACACTTAACACAGTTATGGTCTTTTCTGCAATCATCACTGCTCATCAGCCCTAAATGATATGGACATATACATTTAGGTATTTCGGGTGATATTATCCCTGCTTTCACTGCTTCCAATTGAGAGTACAACAATACTGTCCTAAGCTGAGCTTTCGGATAATTTTTCAAGAACTCACTCAAATAAGTCCTCTGCGGATGTTCATCCGACCACCTCTGAACGATTTCGATTGCCTTTTCGGGATAGAGCATTTCAAAAGTTATACAGCTCGTAAATTCAGATGTCCCGTTATTCTGACAGGACAGCGGACACTCGGAACATTTAATTTTGCATCCTTCCTCCCTTGTTCTTTTCGTCATCCTCAATTTTTCGGCGAAATAATTTTCGGTTTTTGAACAATCAATCATTTTTACCATTCCTTTCTTCTTGTTGTGTATGAAGCTTTTTAATGTTATAATCAATTTAAGGAGGTGATAACAATGTGTCGAATCAAAGTCAAAGTTTCGGAATTATACGAACAGGTAAAGTTGATGAAAGACGATGGTATGGTTTATGTAACTCTTTCAATCTTTGAAGAAGAACCTGATGAAGATATTCCTAAAGCTCTATGTCTTGAAGCCTGCAATGCTACCGATCCTATTGATGTAGGCTATGATGACCTTTATAACATCGAATAATTATTGTTTTTCAATCGGTTGAATTTATTGTTCAGCCGATTTTTATTTTGTATGAAATCGCATTTTTGCTTTTGTAGTTATTACGATGTAACACGGTTTTTATCTCATTTATTACCTTTGCTTTTTCTTCTTCGCTCGCAAAGTTATTCAAGTGTATGACTACACCGTGCTTTCTCTTTTTGTAATTACGGCTTATCATGATTTTTGAGAGCATTTTTTATCACCTCAAATCCTACTTAAATCTTATTGTCTTGCCGGCGGCTTCTTTGGAGCAGTCGGCAAGTTCTTTGTCTGTGGGTATCCTAAAATTTTTCGTACAATAAACCACCATTGCTCTTGTAGCAATTTTCCATTTTACAGCTTTTATGATTGCCACTACTGCTACTACGGTAGCGACTACAGCATATATGGTTAATGCCATTTTTATCATTCCTTTCTGAGGTAATAAGTTAAGCAGACTGCTTAAAAAACTGCCTTGGATCAACATCAAGCACTTGACATATTCCCAAAAACTCTTCTGCTGTAACCTTACGGTTGGAATTTAATATTCTTGAAATTGCATCAGCGGTCATTCCAGTATGCTCACACAAATATGATTGTTTAAGTCCTTTTTCTTCGACAATCTTTTTAAGTTTTTCGTTCACAGTCATACCTTTTACCTCCTTTCAACTGTTAACTGCTACATTTTGTAGATTTCATTTTAATAATAATCTAACTTTTGCAGATTGTCAAGAGATTTTAAAAAAAAATTTTCTACATTTTTCAGATTTTTTTCTTGACAATCTGTAATTAGCGAATTATAATAAAAGCGTAGATAAAACATCTATAAAAGGAGAAACAAAGTGTCAAGAGAATTTATAGCACAAAAATTAAAAGAGTTAAGGAAAAAAAGCGGATTAACCGCCGATGAAGTCGGAAAATTAATAAATAAAAGTGGAAAAACCGTAAATGCGTGGGAGAACAATCACGGTCAACCTGATGCAGAAATTTTAATCGCACTTTGTGATATATATAAAGTAGATGATATTCTTGCAGAGTTCAGAGAAATGCCAAACAAAAGCAATACTATGATTTTAACCAATCATGAAAAAGATTTGGTTTATGCTTATCGAAATCACCCTGAACATCAGTACACAATTGATACTATTTTAAAAATTAACGATAATCTAATACCAACGGTTAAAGCCGCACGAAGTGACGGTAATAATCAACCTATTGAAATAGTTAATCTTCCTGATCTCAGTAAATTTGAGCCTGACGATACAGATTTATAAGCATTTATAAGCACATAATAAAAAACACCTCGTAGGTTACAATACCTACGAGGTGGTAAACTTGAATTATGAAAAATACAAAAACGCACGCAATGCCTCTTGGCAATGCTTAATCGACTACAGAATTAGCAACTTGCCTGTTAAAGTCAGTCAGATAGCAAAACAAGCCGACATTGTTTTGTTGAAAAATTCGGCAGTCAATCTGCTAAGCGAAAATGAGAGTGGAATAACTTTGATGCAAGATGATAAACTTTATATCATATATGCAGATGAGCAATCCCCTCAGCGATGTAGATTTACAATTGCGCATGAACTCGGTCATATATTTTTAGGTCACTTGTTTAAGGAAAACGGCAACGGATTTGCAACAATCGACGATGCCGAACATTCAGCGAATGTATTTGCTCGAGATTTGTTGGCTCCGGCTTGTGTACTCCATGAGCTACACGCAACAAATGCCGCTGCAATTGCAAATTTATGTGACATTAGCCTTGAGGCGGCAACCTACAGGGCTGAACGAATGGCAGAGCTTGAACGCAGAAACGCTTTTTACCTACATCCGCTTGAAAGACGGGTAAAAGAGCAATTTGCAGATTTTATCAACAAAAAGAAAAACCTACCATAGTTGCCGCTATGGTAGGAAAAAGAGGAGGGTTTATAAATGAAATGTCAAAAATGCGGTTCTGAGGTTCCTACCGGCTCAAAATTTTGCAACGAGTGCGGAGCGAAGATTGAACAGGTTGCTCTGTTTAAAGACGACGAATCTAAAAACACAGAACCCTGCAAGTGTGAAAGTTGCGGTAACATCATACCGAATAATTCAGTATTTTGCCCGATATGCCATACATATCAAAAAAACAAATTCAGCCCTACGGGAGAAGCTGAAAAAACGACTGAAAAAAAGCCTATATATCGCACTCCACATTTTTACATTGCTTTGCTGATAGCTTTGATATTGACCGCCACTGCGGTAACTGCCATTTCGCAATGTAGCAACCAACCTGATATTCAAGAACCGGTAACAACTTCTACCAATCAAACCTCTAACGATACCTCAGAAACCGATTTGTTTGAGTGGTATGATATAACTCCTTTTTCTATTGATATTCCTAAAGAGTGGACGCATAAAGCTCATGACGGTTACCATTATTTTTACGACCCTGACGGAAACAGGCTGTATATAAGTTCATCTCAATCGAATATTTCACCATCTCAATTTACCTCAGGCTATGTAGACAGCTTTCTTGATGGCTTTGCAAATTCGTTTGATGACTTTGAAGAAATAAGCAGAACTACAACTCATATAGATGACTTTCTCGCTTATCGTGTAATAGCAAATTTGGAATTATCCAGAGATAAGTATTACGGCACAATGTATGTGTGGGTGACGAAGAATTATTTGTGTTGTATGCTTTTCACAACCGAAGGCGATGAGCAATCTGAAGAATTTGATTTTTATGAAGACATCATTGTTAATTCTATAATAACATATTCTTCAAAAGATGTTCGTTCACCTGAAGAAGATTCAGCAGAAAAAGCTACTGAACCCGAAACAGAACCGCCTACCGAAAAACCTACAGAGTTTAAAGATACTTTAACCGAGCTTTATTCAGATAGCGACATAGCCGTTTATTACAGCGATACGGAGCAGGCTCCTTATTCGGATGAAGAAGTTGATGTTCATTTTTATATAAAAAATAAAATGGATAAATCTATAACCGTACAAGCCGACACCGTCATCTTAGACGGAAGAAGCTACAACAAGTTAGTCTGTAGCGCTCCGATTTCAGCACACAGCGAGGGCATGATTGAAGTCAGTGTGAAAGATTGTAAAAACTTCAATCCATCAACCGTAGGAGCTGATTTAATATATTTCGATACAGATACCTATGATAATGACGTTAAAATGAACCTTGTCAGCAAGAAAGTAAAATAAAATAAAAAAATCCGCCCTACCCTGCGCCAACAGGATAGAGCGGAGACCATTACAACGGGTGCAATGGTGCATTTTTCTTAGCAAATATATTGTACCACACCCCTGCGAAAATTACAATATTTTGCAGGGGATTTTTGCACCCTTTTTTAAGGAGCAAAATGATGAAAAAATGTATAAACCGACGGTGTAACCGAGAATTGCAGGACAATTTTGCGTATTGTCCTTACTGCGGTAAAAATCAATCATCTGACAAGCCGAAAAACAGGCGCAGAACAAAAGGTACAGGAAGCATTTACATTCGCAAAGACAGCAAATCAAAACCGTATGCCGCTGCAAGCTCTGTCACAGGGAAACAAGTTTATTTGGGAACTTTCGCCACAAAGCGAGAGGCAGAAAATGCGCTCAAAGATTATGAGTACAACCCTGTAAACGGCTTTAACATGACGCTTGAGCAGTTGCACGAAAAATGGATAAAAACTAAAGCATATAAAAAACTTGGCAACAGCGTGAAAAGCAACTATGCAAGTGCATACATCAAGTTGAAACCTCTGTACAAGCGTAAATTTAAGGACTTGCGCACCTCGGATTATCAATTCATCATAGATTATTACGAAAATCCACATCACGAGGTCGGCGCAGAAGGCAAATTAAAATATCTCTTACCTAATGGTAAATGCACTTATAAAGTCACTGATACGCCTAAAATCTGTCAGGGATTAGGTTACTCAGCTCTACATAAGATTAAATGTTTTGTCACAAGTCTTTACAATTTTGCGATGCAAGAGGATATTGTAAATAAAGACTACGGCACATTCATAGAACTGCCCGAACCCGAAGAAGTAAACGCTACACGCTTCACCGATGTGCAGTTAGAGCTAATACGACAAAACATAGGCAAAGTGCCTTATGCTGATTATGTCTATATAATGTGCTATCTCAATTTCAGAGTGACCGAGTTTCTTTCGCTCACTACCGAGCAGTACCATATGAGTGAACAGGGCATACCTTACTTTATCGCAGGCATAAAGTCAGATGCCGGCAAAAATCGTATTGTTCCTATCCACCCTAAGATTTTAAAATTGGTTGAGAATTGTATAAATAATAAAGGTGAAACAATCTTCTGCCGAACACACGAAGGTTCAGAGTTTGGCAAAGCGATGAACAAGGATTATTTCTTGAAATACGGTTTTCGCCCGGCGATGCAAGCGCTGGGGTTAGGCGATGAGTTTACTCCGCACTCTTGCCGTAGAACCTTTTCAACAAGGATGTCAGCGGCAGGAGCAAGGGAGGAAGATATTATCGCACTTATGGGCCATACAGATTACAAGGTTGATATTGATCATTATATCATTCAAGAGGTTGACACGCTATACAACGCTATCAAATTGCTTGCATAAAATAAGCCGTCCGATTACATTTCGGGCGGTTTTTATTATGAAAAATCTGTAGTTTATCTGTAGTATAAGAGACTAAAAGGCATAAAAAGAAGTGAATAATTTTGAAAATCGAAAATATTATAAACAAAGCAAAAAGCCAGTAAACAAGCCGTTTATGGCTCAATTACTGACTTTCTTCGTGGCTCCCCCAACTGGGCTCGAACCAGTGACATCATGATTAACAGTCATGCGCTCTCGACTGTGTATATTCATATACCTGTCAATGACAGTAAACAATTCTTTACATTCTTATTCTATTCTTTTATAAAATTATATCAGTTGAAATTATTGATGTCAATTACATCAAAAACTGCTCATACGAAGAGTCCATAAGAATTTGCACCGAGTATCCCTTTCCTACCAAAATTTCCTTGAACAATTTACAAATTATCATTCTCTGTCTTTCAGCAGATGCGTTATCAAACTCGTCTGCCCAGCTTACAAATTCTTCATAGTAGTAATCAAGCTTGTTCATATCGGTTTCTTTGTCATTGAGCTGATTTTGCTTTTCAGCTATTCGATGAACATTGTCTGCGATTTTACCTTTTGCAGTTTCAATAGCCATTGAAAGCACATCGGGAGTGAATTTACTGTCACCCAACAACGAATTAGCGATTTCCTCTGTAAGCTCACCGAGTTTTCTTTTCAGAGTTTCGGTTTCCTTATTCAGCCTTTTGATTTCAGACTTGATTTGCGAGATTTGTGTTCTGTACTTTTTCTCAATGGCTGCGTCCTTTGGCGTAGCTTTGATTTTATCAAAGCATTTATGCAAGGCGTCAAGTACAATTTCATCTACCTTTGCGGCTGAATATACCGACTGTCCGTCACACTCGTTGCGTTTCATTGCTTTGCCTGAGCATAGATAGCGGAATCTCCTGCCGCCGTCATGAGTTGTGCCGTATTTTGTAGTGTATCTGTCCACAAAGCTGTTTGCACACAATTTCTTACCGCAGTGAGCACAATAAATGTTACCGCCAAGCATTGTTGAAGATTTAGCTGTTCGGGCAAGCTGAGTTTTCTTCTCGTTGGTGTACTTCCTCTGTTCAAGAATTTTCTGTGCTTCATCAAAGACTGCGTCATCAATTATCTGCAATTCTTTGACTCTTTTCGAGGTGACTCCGCCTCGGTTATAGTAACCGCAGTAGATTGGATTTTGCAAAATTCTCTTAATTGTGTTGGACTGAAATTTTGCACCGTTATGTGTAAGCACTTTTCGGTCATTAACATACTGTGCCATTACATATGAGCCGTAGCCGTCCTTGACAGTTTTCTCGAAAATAGTAATTACCATTTCCTTTTCTATAGGATCAATCTCAAGGGTTAGAAGTTCCTTTCCCCTCTTATTGACCACACCGCTTTTAACAAGCCTATATCCGAAAGGAGCACATCCGCCTGTGTAAATTCCATCTTCAACAAGTTGATGGAGGCGAGTTTTTACACGCATTGATGTTTTCTGACTTTCGCCGTTTGCCTGCCAGAAGCGTATGTAATTCATCAGCTTGTCAACATGGCTGTCCATTCTCTGTTCACCCTCGTTGACGCTCCACACTTCTATTCCGTGCTGAATGAACCACTCGACAACGAACGGGGTTTCGTTATCAATTCGTCCTATTCTGTCAAACATAAATACAAGAAGTATGTCAAACTCTTTATTTTCCGCCGCTGTCTTTAACTCCTGAACAGCATCTCTGTCATTTGCCGAAACTTTAAATCCAGAAACACCTTTTTCCTGAAACTCTTTTTTGATTACCCATCCGGGCTGATGCTCAGCAAATTCTCGGCAGGACTGTTTCTGCATCGGTATGTCGTTTTCATCAACCTGACCTTTAGTTGACACTCTGTATAAGCAGTAAACTGTTTTCATAATTTTTTCTTGCGTCGGTTTTGTAGCAATCATTTTAACCTCTCTTTCTCATTTGTACCGACACTATTCTTAGTCTGAGTTGAGATTTCTCTCTGATTACATTATACCATTATATAATGTAATATCCAGACCAATGTCGGTGAAATGCAAAGATAATTTGCGAAAAAAGCCTTGCAAGTTTTTATACTCGCAAGGCTGATATTTTATTATGAAACAAATCCTTTGCACACTCTGTTCTCATACGCATCAATCAGAAGTTCCTCTACCTGTTTTAATGCATTGGAATCGCTGTGCTTTAAGAAAAAGATTTTTGCGTTATGTCCTTCCAATTCAATGATATGTTCCTTATCAACATAATCCCTGTTTTCCATTCTTTCAATCATTTGCATCATCCTTTCTGTTTTCAATCTCGTTCAATTTTTTCATATCTTCATCTGCACTTGAAGCAGCATTGCAAAGACACATTAATGCAACTCCGATAAACGCACCGACAAACAATCCTATAATAAATCCCATCATTTTTTGCACCTCCTGTTCTCAATACAGCCTAAACTGATAAGCAAGCCTTTATCTATTTTGTTCAAAGATGTTTGGGTTATCTCCCCTATCTTTTCTTTTAATCTGCTTTTATCAATTGTTCTTAACTGCTCAAGTAAAGCAATTGATTTCTTCGGCAAACCTGCTCCTTTAACCTTTATATGAGTCGGAAGAGCTTTCTTTCTATTACGAGCAGTAACAGGGACTATTATTGTTGTCGGACTGTAAAAATTGCCTGTATTATTCTGAACAATAATTACTGGTCGGCATCCGCCCTGTTCACATCCAATAATCGGATTGAGGTCAGCGTAATAGACCTCTCCTTTTTTTACTATCAAAATTATTACCTCCTATAGATATGTAAAGACAGCAAGCAACATTTAAGCACTTGCTGTCCTATCAACCGTTTTTTAGCAATCATATGCTTATTTTCTTAACTCATTGGCGAGTATGAATTAAATTTCAAAGCAACTTTTTCTATTTAAAGCAAAAGTATAAAATCTATATTAATTACAACGGTACAGATAAATTATTTTGATCAATAGCAATCCTATTTTTGCCGTTGCATTAATATAAATTTACTTTTTGGTTGGTATTTATTCTCAATATCCCCCAACCGGGAACACATCAGACGGTCATGCATTTGACCTCATTGGAATTTCACCACTGTGAGGATCTCCCACAGCCGCCATCTTTGGTTGCGACGGTTTTATCACGCTCGACTTTTGACTTGACGAAAGTATCATTATCCCTTCTGCCTGTCATCGCCGTCATTGAATTTGCCTTTCAATGTCTGAGTCCTGAAGACCTATTAAGGTGTTCGCTCATATGGCTCGTCCGAATGGACAGCAGAAGGAAAGTATCTGATGTGCTGATATTTTATTTTCAAAGAGCAATGCCTGTTCTCTGAAAACAGAAAACAGGCGAAAGAGAATTAACCCTTTCACCTGTTTCCTCACTTAAAGGCGTTTCGACAAGCCTATTTTTGAAAAAATTTTAATTTCAGCGATTTCAACAAAACTTTGAGTGGTTTTTTATGTAAAATCCTCATCGTTCAGTATCTTTTCCTTTAACTTTTCTCTTGCTTGCCTGATGCTCAATGATACCGCCTGCTTTGTACACCCTTGCATTTCAGCGATTTCGGGACAAGAAAACCTTTCCCAATAGAACAAAATAACTCTTTCTCTCTGCAACGGAGTCAAACAAAACAGCATTTTCTTCAGCTGTCCGTTTCTCATTTTAGAAATCATAATATCTTCAAAGTTAACATCTTTAGATAATGTTTTCTTATGTAGAGTATTTTCTGACTGTTCTGAATGTTCAATATGTCTGTCAAACTCATTGAGCTCTCTGACATCATGTAATTCACTGTCATCAAAGAAATTAAAAATGTCGTTATTTACTTCAATTTTCTGTTTAATACCCTGTCCGTCTTTGAAAGTAACATATAATTTTCCTTCTTCCTCAAAAATTGTATATGGATTATCCTTTGATTTTCTTCTTTTAGGACGATTTGCATCCAT